ATTAGCAAGATCAACTCCGCCTTGTCCACCTGATCCGGCACCATGCATCATGTGTGCTTCATCAATGAACATGATTGCTTTATTGTTTTTTTCCAAAACTCCTAGTAAAACTTTTAGTCTTTCTTCGAAGTCTCCTCTGTATTTGCTTCCCGCAATCAAAGATCCTACATCCACAGAATAAATTACATGATCTTTTATTACATCTGGGACTTTGTTGTTGACTATCATATGAGCGAGTCCTTCTGCTACTGCTGTTTTACCCACACCTGGGTCACCAATCATGATAACATTATTTTTTATCTTCCTGCCCAACACCAAAGTAATTTCATCAACCACATCCTGACGTCCAATGCATTGAAATGTCTTCTGCTGTTTAGCCTGTTCATTAAGATTCACTGTGTATTGCTTGAGGATTTTTGATGCCTGCTTACTGGATACTTTGTGTTCTTCAATGGTTTCGGTACCGACATCTGTCATGTAGTCAATCACAATGCGTTTGGGAAATCCGTTCTTCTCCAGATAATAACATGCATATGATTCCTTTTCAGAGTAAATGGAACTTAACAAATGAAAGTAATTAACATTTTCTTGACCTTGGAATATCGCTGTCGTAAATGCTCTGTTAACACAACGTTCTGTGGCCTGTGTTCTTTTTGGATATACATCTTCTTTGAGTTTTACATCATTCATTTTGTTGGTTATGTGGTCTTCAAGATCTTTCAACAGCTTATCGTATTTTACTTGTGGTTTGTCTTTGACCATGTCTACAATCTCCGGTTGCAACAACAACACAGAAAGTAAATGTTCTAGTGTAATGTATTCATGATTGTGACTGCGTGCCACCTTGATGGCTTCATCAAACAATCCTTTTAGTCTATCGTCTGCTTGTATCATTTGCTTTTCTTTGTTTCTCCCTTGCTCTCTTTAATTTAAATTTGCTGACATGATCAATGAACAACACACCATCAAGATGTTCTATTTCATGCTGTATACATTGTGCCCATAGATCTTCAAATCTGTCAACTGATTTTTCTAACTTTTCGTTGTGATATTCCACTGTGATTGATTGTGATCTTGGTATTCTCAAAAACAAATTAGGAAATGACAAACAACCTTCTTCACGCAATTGTGTTTCATCAGAACGTTCTGTGATCACAGGGTTGATAAAAGTTTTGTTCCCCCACATGGTAAACATTCTTATTCCCACAGAAACTTGATTGGCTGCCAAGCCAAGTCCATTTGCAGACTGCATGGTGCGATGCATGAGATCAGAAATTTTGTCCCATTCAAGATCTTGTTTGAGATCAGTGTGTTCAATTTTCTCATGCAACACAGGATGTCCTTCTAGATTAATTTTAAGAATACTTTTTGGAGATTCGGTCGACGTCATCTCTGTCCTCCTTGGTTAAATTTTTTGGTATTGAAACATTTATTTTGATAAAGTAGTCACCCACTCTTCCACCAGCATTGATCAATCCATGTTCTGCTACCTTCATCACATTGCCAGGTTGTGTGCCTTGTGGCACTTTGATGGTCAACTGTTTGCCTTCTATGGTGGGCATTTGCACAGTGGTGCCATTTATTGCGTTCCACACATTCACAGAAGTTTCTGCATATAAATTCAAACCATCTCTTGCAAATATTTCGTGAGGTTTGATATGTATTTTACAAAGTAGATCTCCTGCTGGTAGTGATTTATTAGTGTGCAAGCCAAGACCTTTGTATCTTATGCTTTGTCCTGTGTTAATGCCTTTGGGGATTTTAATTTCAATGGTTTTGTGCAGCTGATCAATGTGCACCTGTTTTGTGTTGCCATAATATACATCTTCGAGTGTGACTTCCAGTCCAATTTGGATGTTTCTATTGGGTGGCTGTCTTCTGTAAGTTCTTGAGTTCCTAAATCCATCACCAAAAAATTGACTGAACATGTCTTGCATGTCAAATGGATCACCTTGTGAGAAATTAAAGTTAAAACCATCGCCACCAAATCTTTTGGATGCTTCATACTGTTTACGTTTTTCTTGTGTCTTAATTTTGTCGTATGCTTCGTTGATTTCTTTGAATTTGTTTTCGTCGCCACCACGGTCTGGATGATATTTCACTGCAAGTTTTCTAAATGCTGATTTGATGTCTTGGTCTGTAGATTGTTCACTTACACCCAGCACTTGATATGGATCTTGCATTATTATAATATAATGTATTATGCTGTTTTGTCAACGTATTGTGACAAATTGTTTATACGAACTTTAGGATATTCACTTGCTATCGAAATTAAGTTTACAAAATCATTGTATTGATGATGTTCCTTTTTCCAAATTGCTTGTTGTTTAAAGTTATTATCAGTGTTCCAATCAGTAATTTTTTGCAAGTTAATGATGTCAAACATTTTAGATTTTTCTTCAATGAATGGAAGTAGTTCATATAGATTTTTGCTCTGCACCACAAAATCTGCTTGACGTTTAATGCTAGGAAAATTATCTATAAACCATCGTACATTTTTTTGCAGAACATCCCAGTCGCCGGGAGATCTAATTTTTTTATATGTGTCACTGGTGCTAGCGTCAAAACTAATACAAACAATTTGTAACATAGAAGAAATTTTTTCTAATATCTTTTTTGATTTTTGTAGCAACAAACCATTTGTCTGTAATGATATATGATGTCCATTATCTTCTATCGTTTCTAACAAATATCTGTACACTTGAGACGCAAAAATATCACCATCACCGCCTATTCTTATTTCAAGACTGTTTTGTCTGTTTAAATAGTCAAGAATTTTGTTAACAATTTTTATTTTGTTTTCGATTACTGCCCCATCTTTTTCTATGTACTGATGTTTTCTACAACTAGGACAGGCTAAATTGCATGACCTATCTATGTTGATTACTAATTTTTTGATTTTTTGTTTAGGTAAATTTGGTGAAGAATCGAGTGTATGATATATCATACAGTTTTTTAAATCACATAATGAGTAGGATTGATCTATTATAGTATCCTGAATTTTTTTTACAATAGGTTTTTGTAATATATTTTCTATTGAGTCATCATTAATATTTCCAACTTTAATTGGGAGCCAATTTTCACATTCACATACATAACAATCACTTTTTTCATCTATTAATAGAGTGTCAAAAGGTCTTGGACAGTATGTAGGCATAAAAAATAGTTATTGAGTGATTAGAGGCTATTTGTGTTTTTTTGATGAGCCTGTGTATAAACCAAACCATGCCGCACCAGCACCTACCACAATTGAGATAAGTCCTGACTGTTCAAGTGTTGGTGCATCAAGCTCCATGTACCATATCACACATTTGTACAACAGAATGATGTATGTGGTAATAAACACTCTGGGAAATATTCTCCATGAATCCACAGCACGAGCAAGATGAATCAGTTTTGCATAGGGATTTGGACCCAAGTCTTTGACCGATGTGTCCACTTCCAATTCAACTTGTACTTTTTTTGATGCTGTGCCAC